TTGTGACCATCGGCGAAAGAGTTCTCATTGCCATTGACGATCACAAACTCAGACAGGAAACCGACAGCACCCTTGTTTTCCGCACGGGCCATGTTGAGCCCCGCCTGCGCGACGTTGACAAGCCGGATGATCTCAGCGAACTCAGCGGAGGTGCCCTTGGGAGCGACCGTTTGGCCGAAGTCGTCGAGCACGGCGATGTGCTGCAGGGTGTATCCCTCCCAGTACTCCGTAGCGGCGTTCTTCATGAAGATCTCCGAGTTGGGGTGTTTCATGGCGCGTTCGCGCCGGTCTCCCTGGAGGGTTTTGTCAATCAGATGCCGCGAAAGGAGGTTGATGAGCAATGACTTGCCCACACCGGGTTTGCCAATCAAGGCAATGCAGACGGGCTCGCTGCGGGAAGCGGTGTGTGCGGCGCGGGTGGTGACTTCGAGGGCCAGCTTTTCGATGCGCCGCTGCAGCTGGTCAATCCGCCGGCCATGCTTCTCCTGGTACGTGCTGTCCATCGAGAGCCGGATGTCATTCAGCTCCCGAAGGAATTCACGGACCTGGGCCGCAACGTCGGCGGTGGGCGCCAAAGTACCGCAAGCCAACTCGGTGGCCACGTTACTAGCGCGAAGGTCCAGGTCAGTGAGCCTTTCCAGCGCGCGAGCCCGCGAAGCCATGAACTGGTTGGCCCAGTTAGGCACGCCCAGCTTGGTGACTCCGCCAACCCACTCAATGAGCCGGACAAACACCTCCCGAACCCACTCCGCAACGTCCACGATGCCAGAGGTCCCCCGCACCAACGAGTCCACGAAGCGGGAGAAAGCGCCCATGTTGAACGCTCCGGGCAAGCAACCACCGAAGAACACGGAGGTCACCAGGAACAAAGCCAGCCCGTGTAATGACAGGCCGCCGGCGTGGGCAACGGTGGCGTGCGTGTCTGCAATGGCGTCCACGTCGCGCACAGTGAGCCCTTGACGAAGGACTATGCGCACGACAGTGGGGGCGACACGCGGGCAAACCACGTTGTACACAGTCCGGAAGACCAACGAGGCGGCAAGCCCAATAACGAAGGGGTTTGAAACCCTCCGCAGTGCCCCCCTGATACCACCGGTGACCTCAGCCCAAATCCCATGGGCAATCTTGCCAGCCTTCTCAGTGGCGTCGGTCATCTCGCTGCCAATGCCGCGGACGGCACTGGCTAGCTTGGTTAGCCCGAAGGCCAGACACCCACCAACGGCGGCGGCCGCCATCATGAAGGCCCGGTCTCCGCCGTGGGCGTTGGCCCTGTCCCCACGACGCCGCTGGTCCCTGTAAGCCTCCAGCTGCCTAATCCGAACCTCCAACGCGGCAATGATGCCACGCAGGCGCCGGATCTCGGCCCACGAATGGGGAGGGTGGTGGGGTTCGCGATCGCCGCCGTGAACCAAAGGCCCGACCTCAACGAACTTGTCCTCAAGGCGCATTTCAATGCCAACGACAAGGGCGCCCAGAAAGCTGGGAGCCCCAGTGCCTTCAGCCATGCGATCGGTGAGGGCAGCCGCGATGTCCAAGCCACTCAACGCGGCGACGTGAGCGGAACT